GTTAAGTTAAAAAATGGAGCAGTATCAAAACACGGAAGAGGACAGTTTGGAACTCCAGTAGTAGAGCATGTTGCTGGACTAAACCCATACTGGACATCAAACGAATCAGTACGTGGCTGCAGCATGAGATCAGAACTGTTATTTAGCCTTGCGGACCCAACATCTATTGATGCTCAAACAGAGTCATTAACATTAGACACATTGGCAGCGGGAGTTAACAATACATTAGCACAAAAGACGGTTAGAACGGGCATAATAAAAAACTTTCTTTCACAGTACTATGGAACAGAGACAGACATCAATAGACTACTGACAACACAAAGTGGAACAATACAGTCATCTGCGTTTATTCTTAATGGCCCATCCTTTACTACTACTGACAAGGGTATTGACTTTGTATCTTACGTACATAAAAAGTTAACCAACAAGTATAAACATTTTGGAACAAGAATGAGAATTGTTGGAAAAATTGAAAACAATGCAAACCGTGGGCAAACTCCTATTGGAAGTGATACCTACTTTGTTGTAACTGGTAACTCTCCAGATCAAAACATTAATATTAGTGCAGGATCTGGTGGCCTTGCAGTAATGCTTAATCCAGAAACAAACGTTGGTTACTATTTTGAAATTTTGGCTTTAACCGAAAACAATATTAATAGTTATAGCGACTCAGCACAAAACTTAGACAATGTTCTTTTTTATAAAGTAATGAGAGACTCAGCAACATCTAAGGCTATACCAGTCAAAATCTGGGGCGGACTAACAAATATTATTGTTGATGATGGTAAGTTTACTGGTCAATCAAGAATGGTTGGAGAAGAAAATCCAACTGTTTATGATTTGGCTGTAGAGTATCAAAATGTTGGAAACATAAGAAGATTTTTCCTTTACATAAATAACAGACTAGTTGCAACAGTTGATGACAAAGAACCGCTTCCAGTTTATAACAATATGGCAATGTTTGTTAGAGGCTCTGCAAGGTGTATGTTTGAAAACCTATATGCACTTACAAACAACTATACCCAAAACACCACCTTTGCATCAGATACACCAGTGATGTCTGCTGTAGATGATCAAGAGATTGATGCCAATGAGTCATTTAGGAAGTACGCAATGAGTGGAATAGTCCAGTCAACATATCTTTCAGGAATAAGTCCGTCAGAACCACCAGCATACAATATGTACTTTGAAGAGTTTGGATCAATTATGAGAGAAGCAGCATATTTTAATGTAAGATATGACAAGGCTTATCCAGCACTTTATGCAAAATTATCACCAACCTTTAATAGAATTAAAGGGTACACAGTGTCTGGATTTAGAGCAGGCTCTTATGGTGCAGAGTTTTTAATATTTAATGCTACAGACACAGCCCTTAGCCTAGATGAAACAACTGGAAACTACTTAAGAATTCAGGGAGTAACTTTCACTCAAGAGTCTCAGCATCAGTTAACTATGGATGAGTTCTTTAATAAAAACAGTGACTTCTCTAATCCAAATATATCTGGCTCAAACCTAATCAAATCACCAATAAAATACGACAATGATTTTAAAGACATCAAGGTTAGTAGAATGACATATGGCAAAAAAGATTTTTCTTTAGAAACACCATACATACAAACTCAAGACGACGCAAACAGTTTAATGGAGTGGATTGTAAACAAGGTAGTTAAGCCTAGAAGGTCTATTGGCTTAAAAATATTTGCTATTCCAACACTTCAACTTGGAGATATTGTGACTGTTGACTACACAGACAGTCTTGGTGTTAACCAAGTATCAAACCCTAAAGATCGATTTGTAGTATATAATATAAGTTATGCTAAAAGTTCAGAGGGGCCAGATATGACTGTTTATTTGAGTGAGGTTTAATATGGTTGACGCATTACCAAACCTACCAGCCTCAACCCCTTCATCGGCATCCACTGGCGTCCTGGCAGCATCAAAAGACATCATACTCATAACCGATGAGTCTATGCCAATTGAGGTTATGACAGATCTAATTTTTGAGGATATCGGGGGCCAGGAAATAATCAATATATCAAGATCAGATATTATTAATGGTCAAAGCGTTATATACCAGCCAATAAAAAACCTAACAAGTTTAAATTATCAGTATAATCCACAAAATATAATGTCACTACAAGATACATCAGAAAGTTATTTTAAGAAATTTCCAATAATCTTTGATAAAAAAATACCATCTGTTGGGACAGGACCTAACGGTGAGACGGTATACATAGAAGAAGAAACTGGAAATCTAATAATAAATGTCATTAATCTAGACGAAGACGAACAAGTAGAGGTTCAGATACTTAATTCTGGATCATTTTATAATGATACAATATATGGGGTGGAACAATGATTACTAATACTGGAAAAAATATTTTAGCAAAATACTTATTGGGGCAAGCGCCAGCCTACGCTTCATACATCGCTCTTGGCTGTGGAGCAAAGCCATTAAATTCCGATGGAACTCTTGGAGACTATTCCAATAAGGAAAGACTTAATTTTGAGATGTTCCGTGCACCAATCATATCTCGTGGATATGTATCAGAAGACAACATAACAAAACTCGTATTAACAGCAGAACTTCCCAGTGAAGAAAGATATGAGATAACTGAGGTTGCTGTATTTTCAGCGGGATCAAACACATCTGCAGGAGCATATGACAGTAAGTCAATATATGCATTTACACAGGATGAAAACTGGGAATATCACACCTCTACTGCTGCCACATCTATACCTGTTATATATGAGCCTTTGGATGGAGATTTAGAAAACAACATAATAAATAGAACACAAAAGGTTTTTCAAACAAATGCAGATAATAGAATTTTTACTAATGAAGAGCGAAGACTAAGATACGAAAGATGTAGATTCTTTAATAACATCGTCGTATCAAGAGGAGACGTTTCAACTTTAACTGCAGACAATAATAACAACCTAGTTGTAAATCCTGTATCAGAACATATACACTTAACTGGAGCAAATCTAGATTTTAACAGAAATGCTCCAACAGATGAGATCAAGTTAGCATTTACTGTTATTAATAAAAATGGAGAGTCAGACGCCGTACCAGATAATGTTAAGATCCTAGTTGAATTTGCATCATCAGATATTCACAATACTGGAGAGTGGGCAAGGTTCCAGGTCAATCTTAATAATGGGACTGGAGTAGGACAGCATGACTTTATTAATAACAGATATGTTGTTGCAACTAAGCAACTTCAAGAACTGTACAAGAGCACTGGCTTTACTTGGAGCCAAGTAGATGTTGTCAAAATATTTACATGCGTTACTGACAACTCTGCAGTATCGGAAAACTTTTATGTATGCCTAGATGCTATTAGATTAGAAAATAATAGTTCTGCAAATCCATTATATGGAATGACTGGTTATTCGGTTATTAAAAATACTAACGCTGAGCCTATTGTAAAATTAGCAAACACTACAAACTATATTGAGTTTAGATTTGCAATGGATGTTCAGTAATGGCAACAGCAGATTCTGGAATTAAAAAGGTAATTATTTTAAAATCATCTTTGCCACAAAGATCTGGAATAAATGAAAACTATGTGGTAAGATTTAGGATTGTCTCAGAAGATAAAAACAGATCTTCTCATTGGTCAACAAAGTACAGGCTTCCACTTGCTGACGTATCCGACATTCCTTTTTCGGTTTCTGCATCACAAACAAATAATACAATAACTGCAGTATGGACTCCCCTACCTGACACTAAGTCAGAGTTTGATGTATATGTAAAGTGGGATTCTGGAAATTGGGAATACGCTACAACAGTTTATTCAACAATGTTTGCTACTATAATTAAAGATAATGCGACCAATGTAAAAGTTGCAGTTCAAGTTCCAACCTTTCCAAAGCAAAGGTTTTCCCACGCAACATTATTTGAGTCTTCAGGGACAGCCGTTAGTGGTATAATTGTATAACTATGGCAAAACTACCACTACCAGAACGAGGACAACCTTTAGATGTTTCTTACATCTATCAATTGGCGACTGCAATTAATGATCTTGCTTCTCAAATATCACCAGCAGTCTACAAGTACGTGACAATTGATACACCAGGAATTGGAAAGCAAAGCATAAAAGCCTCAGAAGCAAGAATTATTGGTGGGTACATTAACGTTGTTAATAGTTCTACAAGAAACGCTGGAACAGAAGTTTCATTCTCGTATGACTTTCCAACAGATTTTAAGTATGCACCCATTGCAACGGCAACACCAATCAACGTTGGTGGAACAGATGCTGGTAAAAATGTTTCAGTTGTTTTAAAAACTGTGACCACTTCGAAGGTTGAGGGCATCGTAAGATTTGGTACTACTGGTGATATGTCAGTAGACGTGAATTTAATTATTGTTGGAATACCAAATTAAGAATGATAAAGTGCTACAAATGCAGTAGAAGAATGTTTATTGACAGACAGTATAGCAAGATAGACCACCTTGAAATATATTGTATGTACTGTGGATCTAGAAGATTTTTAAATCCACCAACGGCATCACGGGAGGGCCAGTGGCTACTAGAAAAGGAAAAATTGAGAGCGAAGGCTACAATCAGTCCTCTGTAATACCTGGAAACAAAAAGGTGTGGTTTTTAAATGGTGACCTTATAAGGGTTCATCATTTGAACAGATCAAATGGAATAATGTCTGTTTATAATATTACAAAAGATCAAATTGAAAGTTGTTTAATTAGTGATTTTAAAAAGAACCGAGAACGAGCATACACTGTTGGCCAGACTGCTGATTTAGTTAATCGTCATAAAAAATATATGCCATCACTAATGAAACGAGGAATCATTCCTTTCCCTACTGGATCACAA